TCAGTAGGAGCAGGCACTCTGTAACTACAGCCAAAGCAAAAAGCATGACCGTCTGAATAGACAGCAAGATTGTCTTTGCTGCCACAGTTAGGGCAGGGTTCTTTCTTGACGTACTTGTTTGTTTCTGTCATTAGCTTTCCAATGTTCGATTAGGTCTTGTAGCTCTTTAATTCTTTTTTCCGCATACTCGATGCGTTGCTTGTTATTCATTAGTACCAATCAGCAGGAATAGTTTTGTGACACCAGAGAAACCCATTCTTAGTAGCCCATTGACCATAAGAAAGGCTTCTCTTTTTGCCACGACTTAGTTTTGTCTTTGCGTTCTGAAAGCAGAAACGTATATCTAAACTGGGATTTGCCGCCTTAACCGCAACCATTTTTCTTCTGTCCTCTTTTGAGAGGAAGCCTTTAGTTTCAACAATGACCCCGTTGTCAAAGATAAAATCAGGCTTGTAACAGCAACTGAGGACGTACTCCAACTCAAGGGATTCATAACTAAAGGCGACTTTGTTTTTGTATAGGGTAGCGGCAATTCCAGCTTCGAATTTACTTCTGTACTTTTGTTTAGAACTCGTCTCCTGCAACTGCTGTGGTTGGCATTGGGCACTCTTGGCTTGGCTCCTGCGGCTCTTCTGTTTGAAAGCCATATCCAGTTGCACTCCTTGAGTATTCAACATGGTTTTTAATCATTACTGCTTCAGGTTGAATCTTTATTCCAACTCCAAAGGCAGGAGTTTCCCAACCACTACAGCGTAGGTTGACTTGTCCTGTAGTACCTGGACCACATTTGTTAACAACAACCTTTTGGCTGTCAGACATAACAGAACCATCAGCATTAAATAATGTTGGTGGTCTGTTCTTCCATTGCGTACCGTCAGGTCTGTTACCACCTACCTTCATCTTGGCTCTGACTTTAAAATAACCTTTGGTTTCTCCTCCATCAGTTACTTCTTCAAAGCCCCAAGGTAAAGCAGCAAGTTTAAATTTCTTGTCTGGTTGAGCAGTTTTTAGTTGTGTCTTCCATCTATCAAGAAGACCAGTTAATTGTTGTTCAAGTTCCTGTGATTCTTCTGGATCAATTAAGCAAGTAATTCTCCATTCACCCATAGGATCAAACTTAGTGTCTGGTTCTACAAGCCATGCAAATTGAAACTTACAAATTGGTGTGGTGCAGTTAAGAATTTCAGATTTGAGATTCATTTGTGTAAATCGTTTAGTGGATCTGTTGTAATCACTTGAAAGCCTAGAAGGTCTATCATGTGCGTATTGCATATTACTGTTCATTAGTCTCTTGTCACTCCTTTATCAACTAAATACATAAGGAGCTGACATAACTTCATTAATATCAAAATCTCCCATCTCTAATGGTGCTGGTAATTTACTTGGATCATCTAACTGAGTAGAAGCCTGATCATATAGATCATCTAAAACATTATTCTGATAAATTTCTACGAAACTTTCCTTGGCACAGGTAACAAAATCTTCTATTTGTCCGGCAACTGCTCCGTAGCAATCATGGATAGTACAAACCTGATCTATCCCCCTGCTCTTTGCTTTCTCTAAAGCTAGGTGAACATTGGCAGCATCTAAGCTGTGAACAAAGTTACTTGGAAAGCTTCTGACTGTTCTTCTTTTATCTAACTCATCTATATCTTCTTGAAGAGTTAACCTAATAGTGCTGTGACCCATCTGGGTTTTAATCTTTTTACGTTTTACCTTTAAATAATTTTGTCTGACTAAGAAATTAGAAGGTGTCAGCCATTCAATCTGCTTCTCTTCTTTAGAAAAACATCTAGCTAATGTTGTTAAATAAGACATCACATCAGTAGAGCAAGGACATACATTTGCAACAGATTCTTTAATCTTTTCTGCTAAAAAATGATAATGTTTAAATGTCTGTGTACCCCACGGTACTTCTACATTATGTTTAACAAAATACTCCTTGAGACTGGTTGCAATACCAAAAGATGTACCTGAATAAGGAATCATCATAATAGGTTTCTTTATCAGCTTTCTTGTTATAAATTCTCTATGATTAAACCAATCTTGTGCTAATAACTCTTGATCAACTGATAAATTAAATAATAAATTAGTCCTTATATTTTCATATAGATCTTGTGGTTCTTCTGACTTACATAAGTTAACTGAGTTAGCTAGATCTTGGTCTAATACCATTGCAGCAAAATGTTGATACCCATTATTAGTTCCATCAAGCATGACCGGATGATGACTAACAAACCCATAACCCTGCTCATCTAAACCATTCATATCAAGACACCAACTAAGGAACTGCCAAGGTTCTTCTGCTTTACTCCACAAGCTCACATAGTTCTCAGGATTACCAGCAACATTCCTAGCTATATGAATACCTTCATTATTAGCCCATTCAATTCTTTCCTTATAACTAGCCTTAGTCATGCCCCAATGATTTGCACCAGCAATACAAAGCCAATTCCTATCTTGTTCATTCCTAATGGGAGCGCCTTTCTTAAACTTATGCAGTCCTCTTGTTAGATCAGTTCCCTGTGGATTAAATGATCCAGATACTGAATATAAACGTCCGGTAAAATCTGCTTGGTGAACATGAAAAAATGACTTCTCTTTATACTTTTCAGCTGTATCTAAAATACATATATTTTGAAATCTCTTAGCTCTGTTATGTGCGTTAGTGTCATGTGTAATTGATGCTTCTCTTCTCCATTTCTTTCTGGCAACATCATTAGTATCAATGTCAAATGGTTTAGGAGGTATAGGTATTGGTTCAGCGTCTATAAGATCACCAACTTCTGTATTTGTATTCCAGCAGTAGTTAGCAGTCTCTATAACAACTTCATTAATTCCATACTCAGTACCTTGTAAAGCATTTAATCCTTGATAAAAGATTTCAGGATTCTCTTCATCAAACTCTTTTGAATAGTCATTTCCTTTTGTCTTAACTGCTTTTATATTCCTTAGTCTTTCTGTATAAAAGCCACCATCTGCAAAATTAGACCAATCTTTAGGTTGAATAAGACAAGGCATCAGCAATGGATAAGCAGCAAATCTATTTACTCTTTGTCTCTTTACCCAAGCTAAACTAGCTTCAGTAAATTCAAGATAAGTTCTCTTAGTCTTATTAAATAAATACCCCTTATTTACTAACTTAACCAAGCCAACAGATTTCATTAACAGGTCAATCAGAGTCAGACCTACCCTAAGTTTGTCTTCTTTCTTCCAAGGCTCAAATGTATAACCTCTATTTCTCATGTGACCAAGAACCATAGCTCTTCTATAGCCATAGTGTTTTGTATCACTTATATGATCTTTTAACGCTTCAAAATGCCTAGGGTCATCTTGATTAAAAACTGAAAACTTAACCTCATCTTCTAAAAGGTTTCCTATCTTTACTGCTACTGCTGCTGCTGTAGTTCTATGTTGACTGACATTATCCAACACAGATTTAAAAGCGATATAAGCAACAACATCAATGTCTTTAAACTTTTGCAGTAAGACAGCTGCTCTAGCTTTTCTTCCTGGTTTTGCTCTCCATGCTCTATCAATAAAATTAGTAATCTCTTCTACAAAAGGTTGTAATCCTGCGTGCATCATGGTGATGGCGTAAGGATTATCTGATTCTCTACCTTTTTCTATGTTGTTTTGTACTTTTCTCCGGTAGGAGTCATAACCTCGTCCGGCCATTTCATTCTCAATTTGGATTTGAATCTGGGCTTGATCCATGAGTAACTCCTTGTTTTATAAGAGTTACCTAAGTCTTAACTATCAGATATGATGTCTAAGTGAAATCATTACAAATCAAAGACTTAAGTAACCGTAGTGTTCACGCCACTGATGACGTTGTTTTCTTTACATTTAGCACATGAACTGCTCCATGTAATTGTTTAGGTGCAAAGTGTGCATACTGACAGGTCATAGAAATATTAGAGTGGCCTAGCCAATCCCTAACAATCCCAAGTTCAACTCCACGCTGAACCAGCCTAGTAGCACAGGTATGCCTGCATATATGCGGTACATACCATTTTGTTTCTGCAAAACCTAGATAATCCCTAACCTTATTCCACGTCTTAGTAATCCAATCCTCACTGTAAGGAAATAACTTATCAGCAGGCTTACACCTTAAATAATAAGGACGTAAAATCTGTTGAACAGTATCAGTCATAGGAACACTAACAGGATTATCACACTTCCTTCTGGCAAAAGTAATTTGATTCAATTGAAAATCAATATACATTTTCTGTAAGCCAAGAAGTTCACCCCTTCTGCAACCAAGATCTATTAAGCATTTAACAAAATCATGGTGTACATATAACTTCCATGAAAGAAAAGTATTTAACAGGTCATCTTCCATTTCCTCAGTAAGAAAATGAATACGGCCTTTCTCTTCTTTTAATCGTCTAGGAAGTTTGATCAGGCTTAGATGTCCATCATCTTCCATATCCATTAACAAGACTTTTAAGGCCGAAACCTTTTTATTAATTGTCTTATTACTGTTGTGATATGGCCTGATCTGTAGTGCATCAACAATTTGATTCACTGATTGAGTAGTGATCTCATTAACTGGTATATCTCCAAGGATCTTTTTAATATGATCCATAGCTATTAACCAGTTATCACCATCTGCTTTACCACGTTTTCGCCTGTTGTAGACAGTCCTTATAGCCTGAGATAAACATGGGCAATCTCTCAAGCTTTGGACTTTGCTTCTGGGCATAGAAGTCCTCCTTTTTTGTGGACAGAAATAATAATTATTCTTATTAACAGAAATCAATTAGACCTTAGTCTTAGATTAATTCCCTACTATCAACAACCATCATTCCGTCAGATTCAGGCCATTTACCTCTTGCTATTTCAACAGCTTTTGCCGCTGAAGATGCAGTAATTAGCTCCTTTCTAACACCAGAATCATAATTAGAATCAGAGATCTTAATTACAAATAGCTTCTTAGGCAAAGCACTAGAAAAGGAATGGTAAGCCATCAGATATTCTCCCACTCATTTAAGTCAAGCATAAAATTAGCTGTTTCAGCAGCAAACTTAGGAGACACAGTTTGAGCAATCATAAGAATCGCTAACTGCTTTTTTTCACTATCTGGTAAATCAGACAGCACGTTTAGACACTCCTTAACTTTGTTAGAAATGCCGCTAAATTCTTCTTTGTTAATTGACATTAGGAATCCTCATTGTGTAATTGATTAACCCATTCTTTAAGATCTCGAAGAATTTCTTCTAACTCTTCTGTCTTAAGTTCTGGTTGATTAGCTTTACCAATCTTCTCTCTAAAGATTGACTTAAGTTCTTTGACTTCATATTCCCTAGTAGAGAACAAATGCTTGCATTTAGAACACCTCCTTCTTCTACGGATATATGGTGTTTGGTCTGTATTGCGTGTGTCCACTGAAGGAGCGCCAGGAATTTTCTCCTGACCTGCTCCAGTGGATACAAAACTTACAGAGCCACAAGAAGGGCACTTAAGCATATTTAAAAAAGCAAATGGATAATAAATAAAAATCCAGCCAAGGATATTAAGACGTATTGCCTTTGACGCAATGCACTTAACTCCTCCTCTTGAATTTCAACAAATTCAATGGCAGCAGTAGAGATGTCATCTTTTAAAGATGACTCTGTGACGTTGTTTGACATAACAAATAGATTTCTGGGGCTTATAGGCTCCTTATAAAAAGGAACCTGTGGAAGGCCATAGAAGACCCTCCATAGGTTCATTTATTCAGGTAAAGAGTCAGAGTCATTAAAAAACCAATCATCAGCTGCTTTCGCTTGCCGATACTGTTTTAACTTCTCTTCTTCTATTTCGTATGGGCTTTTATGTTTAAGCCCATAACCCTGGAATAGTTCTCTTTCAGTCATAAACAAAATAACTTTTAGGTAGGTCTTTAACTGGTGTGCGTACTTCTTCCCTAGCCATAAACGAATGATTAGGGTTGATAGGACTTTCAATTGGATGTTGAAAGTTTTTATACTTTTCAGAAAATTCCTTTTCAGTCATTTGTTTTGACCTCTTTGTTTGTTTTATCTGCTTCAATTACTTCCTTCATATTGGAAGCAACATCTTCAACAGAATTGACATCATCTAGAGATACTTCCTTAGAAGAGTCTCCACTCATAAAAACAATAGAAGGCATGATTTGTTCTGGGCTGTTGTAAAAGGCTCATAAGAAGAGCCTGTGGAACCTCCTAAGAGGCTCCATAGGATCATCTAGCAGCAGCAAATTCAACTAAGTCATTGTTGCTTCTATTTCCTAAAGTCGGTTGCAATAGGTCAATGTAGTTGTATACATCTTCATAGCCAGTATCTTCAAAGACTTTTAAAGCATCAGCCATAGCACACCTTTCATGGTGTCCAAAGCCAAACTCATCAGCCTTATGTACTGGAGCCATGTACCTATAACCTCCGAATCTGTCGATGCTATAACCAATAAAATCTAGGTAGAAGTCAAAAGGATTGTTATCGTTTCTTCTTCCTCTAGGAAAGTTATTAGACCATTCATAAAAAGTACGAATAGCTTTAAACTTTGCTGGATAAGCATCTAAAGAATCAAGTTTCATTTTAATTGAATAGGTTCTGGGACTAGCTACCAGGTCAGCTGTAGCTCTAAAGAACTACCAAACCTGATAACTAAAAATCAATATAACATCATCTAGTACTTTATCAAGGCTCCTAGTAGTTTATCTATTGAATATCCTTAGCATCACTCAACCTATTCCTTTTGTTTCACTCTGTTAAGCTTGCTTGTTACTCTCCTTTAGACCGGCCGCATCGATAAAACACAAAAACAAACATAAAACCAAAAAATCAATCAATTGACTTGGTTATAGCTCCAATCAGATTAATAGTCTGATGGATTCCTAGTTATATCAATAGTTTGTCTAAAAGAATCTCTTTTTACCCTGAAAAATTGACCATAAAGGGGGGAGTTTTTGGATTTCCATATATGCGATACCCCTTCAAATTTTTACGAGTAAACCAAGGGTTTTTATCCAAAGGTTGTAAGAGTAAATCAAGAGGGTGTCCCAGAGGGATCGCCCAGAATGATCCCAATGGGACGTTATAGGAGTTAGCTATAAGAGATCATTGGAGTGTTGTTAGAGGGCTTTTGGTTAAGGAAGAAAGGGAAGAATCTGTAGCAGCTTCTTCTTTTGTGAGAAACCTTTAAAGTCTTTTGTGGGATCTTTGGGGGCTTTCTTTTTTCTTTTGTTACTTTTCTTTTTTCTTTGTTGTATCCCTCTTCGAGGTCTACTCCGTAGATGGGCCCCCAACTCGATTCATGAGTGACCCTAATAGGTATTTTATGTGTGTCCCTAAATAGAATTTATGAGTGTACCTAATAGGAAAACATGAGTGTACTTAATTAAGAAACATGAGTGACCTTAATTATTAGAACATTGAATTAGAGGAGGAAGAAGTTTGTCTTATTTGGTCAAAGGACATACCCATAGCTGTTTGAGTGATGGTGTTATTCATAGAGTCACCCCAATCATCTAGGTGGATTCTTAGTAGTTCATCTTGTCTGGACTTTATGTTGCGGTCTTCGTCAGCAGACATGTATTCAGTCCAGTAGGAGACAGCACCAGAGAGGGCATCTAAGATGTCGTCATGAACTAAGGAGCCTTTGTGACGTGTTATACGGGACATTTGATAAAAAAGCTGGAGTTTTAGTTTTCTTTCTGGTGCTTCATTTGTATTGGATCTGTAGTCTTTTTCTACGACTTTCCTATCAATGATTAATCGGTGAGAGTTCATTACAGGTTCTAAGGTGTCAATGATTCTGAACTCTTTTGTTTTGTTGTTTCGTACGTTTTCTACTTGGCAGGGATGAAATTTAGTAAGAACAGGTTTAAGAAGTTCAGCAAACATACCTCCACCAAAGTTTTCTTCAACAATGATTGTATTTACTTTGTGATCTCTAGCTAATCTGGATAGTTTAGTAAGAACAGATTCGTCATAACCACCTGTTAGGCCACCTGCATCTGTTACGAATAAGTTTCCATTAAGCATCTTGACAATTGCGTAACCAGTAGCGTCTTTACCCTTTCCTGAGGGGTCAATAGACATAACTGAGCCTGTATATTCAATCCAATCTCCGAACTCTTGTGCAGGTCTGTAGTATCTGTCTCCGTTAAAACCTACACAAGGAAGATCTTGTAGGGAATATTCAGGAGAATTAGACCATATTATTTTTTCTGGAGCATGATCAGGGTTAATTGAAGAAATTATTAGGTCAGAAAGTTTAAGAGGGTATCTATCTTGGTCAGATAACGAAGTATCTAACATGAATTGAAGAGAGAAGCCAGAACGCCCGTAGGAAGCTTCTCTTTCCATTAGGTCTATGCTGTTGAATCTATCTGGATCAACAGGATCTTTAGGCTTTACAACTTCATCTAAGAGTCTTTGGTGAACTTTAGGAGCAAGTCTGTCTCCATAATTGTTTTTAAGGTTTGGGTATCTAGCAGGCCAAATGCAGGTTTCATATCCACGTTCTTCTAAGGTGAGATAAAGAGATTGTTCCGTTTGCGGAGTACCTAGGAAACAAATTTTGCCATTAGGTTTAAGGATTGCGTCAAATTCTTTTACTGCTTCACTAAGCTTGTCTCTCATAGGTTGAGTGAAAGAGTTATTAGGAACTTCTACGTCATCAGCTACAACTTCATCTGCTCTAGAACCTGCCATTTGACCTAGTACACCAACAGATTTAACTGAGGGAGCATGGTCAGCTCTAGCTGGTTTTACATCAAAGCTTATTTTAGAGTTTCTTTGAGAAGCATCTGGACGCAGTGGAGCTAAGACATCCATTTCACTAATCAGTCTCATAGTGAAAGTAGAAAAGTTATCTGCTCTATCTTTAGAAGCTGAAACCACAAGAAACTTTAGTTGTGGGTCCATGCGTAGTTTCCAGACTACATAGGCAGAAGTAATCCAAGATTTACCTACACCTCTAAAAGCTTGAATTATTTTTCTACGTGGACCGTGTTGAAGATATTCAGCTATTTCTAGTTGTACTGGTGTTGGATCAGGAAGGTTTAAATGCCTCCAAGTAAGAATTAGAAAGTATCTAAAGTCTTGAAGTTTTTCAGGAAGCGGTTGCATATAAATCCTTTACACGTTGAAGAGGAATAGCAGCAACTTGAGGAACAATTGAATTACCTAATGCTTTAAGTCTGTCCATCCGACCTCGTAGCCCATCATCTCCTCTACAAAGGACGGGTTTAGACTCATACGATCGCCAGCTTGGGTTAAGACGTCTGGCAGGACTTTCGGGCCATATCGTTCGTTCCATTTCTTTGATGTTCTGCCTTTGTAGTCCCTCGCAACTGGGGTTGGAAGACTCTGTAGTTTGTTGAATAGTTGTACTGTTTCTGGATTGACTGCTTCCCTTAAGTTTGCAAGTTTCGTTCTGCCTTTCCTGTGTTGAGTTGTTTGCTTGACCATTGAATCGAAACCTCTCTGAGGAAGATGATCCATTGTCGTTGGGGTAGGCAATGAGCCACCATCTTGATCTTTGGTGGCAGGCTCCCACAGAACTTGCTGATATAACTGCCCATTCTGCATCGTACCCTGCTTGGGAAAGTTCCCTGAGTACGATGTCCAGCCCTCTATTAAGGATCGCTGCCACGTTTTCCAAGACAATGTATTTGGGTCTAACCATGCGTATGACTCGCATGAGTTCAAAAAAGAGACCTGATCTGGTTTCTTTCGTGATGCCTGCTTGTAAGCCTGCAACTGATATATCTTGGCAGGGGAACCCACCTGTGATGATGTCAAATTCTCCAGATTTAGCTGTAAAGGTTTTAATGTCATCGTGGATTGGGACATGAGGCCAGTGTTTTTTAAGGATTTTTTGGCAATAAGGGTTGATTTCTATGAATTGAGTAGTAGTAAAGCCACCAACTAATTGTTCAGCTGCATAAGAAAACCCACCAATACCTGCAAAAGTATCAAGTATTTTCAACGTTCTAAAGGATGAACAGCTTCTAGGTCAGGTAAAGATGCCATAAGATCATTAAAAGGAGATGATTCAACAGGGATAGATTCAATACCATTATCTTTCAATAATTGTCTAGCTACATTTAGGTCAGAAGGTGTGGCATCACCTGTTCTAATTCTGTTTAAAAGTTCTTGTATTAGTACTGTATGAAGGCTTTCTAAGGCTTTTTGATTATTGTCCATAAGTTCCTTAAGTGTATTTAGTTAAAAGGATAGCGTTAATTAGGCAGCCATATAATTTTCTAATTCGTCTGCTTTAGCATTAAGACCTGTATAAATGCCATGAAGTTTATGATCAGGTCTGTGTCTACCGTCAAGAATATATAAACGTTCCATTCTTAAGACACGTTCTTCATCTTCTTTTCTCCACTCAGGTTTATAAGCGTTCATTGGTAATTTGCAAAAAATTAGATTGTTGTTAGGGTTAGATTGGCTTAAGAGTCCCCATTAAAAGCCCATCAAAGCCTCCTCTGGTCATAAGGGAGGCTTTGTTGTTTCTATAAATAGGATTCTACTATGTTTAAAGCTATTGGATCATTATTTGTTTATAAAAGTCCTAAACCAAGGGAAGGATATAAACATTTTTTAAGATATTTATCATCTAAGAAGTTAATGAGTTTAGCTGAAACTACAGGACATTATTCAAAGACAGAGTTAATTAGAAGGATTATGAGTCAATGATATTTTTTAGATTCTTCTAGTCTAACAACAGATTTTTCTAATTGATTTAAGCGTCTAAATATTTCAATAACATCTTTTTCTCTGCGTCTATTAATACTTCCAAAGGTCATTAAAACCATGCTTGCGACAGCACCAATAATTGCAGCAGTTATTTCAGGCACTGACGATTTGGATAATTTGTTTTATCTTAGTTAGGTTAGCTTTTTTCTTTATGAATGACGAAACCAAAAACGAAACCAAAGACAAAAAAGAAAACAAAAAAAACCCAATACAAAGGTTAAAAGAAGGATTGGATGACAAGGAAGAACAACTGCAAGTTCTTTCTACATTTGTCAGGTTAGGAGTTGTTGTTTGGAGTGGATTTATTTTGACTCTTAATTATGTAACTATTCCTGGATTAGGAGAACAAGAAAGGATAGATCCAACCTTTATAGCTTCAGTGTTTACAGGGGCTTTGGCCAGTTTTGGTTTGGAGACTGCAAAAAAAAGAGGTGATGGAACTTATAAAGCTGATGAAGAGAAAAAGAAAGCAGAAGCAGCAGGGTTTAGCAATGGTGTTCCTTATACCATCATCAAAGTCGAGACTCCTATAAAGTTAGTGCCAGATAAACCACGCATTGATCCTATTTCTGGTAAGGAAGTAGATCCACAAACAGGCAGACTTACATGAAACACTTTCTTTTCCTACTGCTATTAGCAGCTCCAGCCTATTCAGGTGGGATCACCCATAAGATCACAGCTACAGCACAAGCTTCAGTTGATGGATCGTACTCTCACGCAAAAAGAATAGGTTCAACTTATTCAATGAGTAGCTCTGGAGTAACGGCAGGAACAATGGGACATTTAGACGTTCCAGCATCATCAAATAACTCCCTAACAGGAGTTGCTGCAACGCATGGTTCAGGTTCTTATACCCAGACGACCGCAGGTGCAGCTACAACTTTTAGCGAA